AGCGAACGACTGTGAGAACATACCTGACTGTTTAGCGAATCGTTTAAATTCACGCTGAGTCATCCCCATTTGTTGTGCCATCTGATTGAAGCTACCTTGTGATTGTGAAGCCATTTGAGACATAGAATTTCCTACGTCACGTGTACCACTTGAAATATTTTCAAAAGCTGCATCGGCCGTTGTCGCCATAGAAGTATTTGCACGTTCAATCTGCTTTCCTATAGTCTCCACGTTCTTACCAGCTTGCTTTAATTCCTTGTAGAAATCTTTAGTATTTAATGACAGGGTTACTAAAATATCAGCTAATTTATTACCAGCCAATTTGTGCCACCACCTTTATATAAATAAAAAGAGTGGCCAAAGAAGAAGTATATTCAACTTTGACCACCCTGTTAGACTTTGATATTAAATTGTTTCATCAATTCATTTAACTTAGCGTCTTTCTCAGCCTTGTCTATAGGAGTGAAAGCACTACCATTTGCATTAGCAGCTTCAGGAAGTAATCTTCCTTCTTCATCGAAAACACGTTTATATAGCTTCTTAGCGTCAATACCTTTTTTACCAAAGTTGCCCGTGGCACTCATAAGCATTCCAGCTAACCATGCTGTACGTTCTTTCTCAATGTCGTCAGCTACTGCATTGAAGTGAAGTTTCGAATGATACATGTCAAGGAACTCTACGACTGTCAAGTTAAATAAGACTTCAGGTGTTAGCCCTAACAGCCCGTAACCTATCCGTTTAATACCTGACCAGCCGTGTTCCTCAATTAGTTTTTTGAACCACCCATAGCATTAGTTAAAGCTACCTGTACCTCTTCCATGTTTTCCATTGTGATTAAGTCCCCTACTTGTAATTCAGTAAGTTCAGCATCTTCATGTTTTAAGCCAGCGTATAATAAAGCACGCATAGCACGAATTGACATTTTATCGCCTAGTTCTGAAATCGGGAATCCTAAAGCTTCTTCAGCGTCTACCAATGCATTAAGACTGAATTTTAAAGTACGTTCCTTATCTAATACTAATGTTTGTTCTCCACGTTGTGCGTTTGCCATTTTGTAGTCCCCCTATAAAGTAAGTTATTGTTTTTGACTGTAAGTTAAGTTAGATGCCTTTAAGTTGCCTGTAATCGGCCACGGCTGTAGTAACTGCATTTAAGTAATTGTTAAACTCAGCGTTAGTTGTGTGTCGTCGTTCAGCACGTGTATTTGTACCGAAAAATGCAGTACGTTGTGGTGTGCTGATTTCTAACTGAACACCCATTCCACGGCTTGATTTGTTTACTATGTTGTCAGCGTCTGCACCAGCAATATCACTGTCTACAGGTTCAATCTCTACGCTGAATCCAGCTTGTACTAAGTTTTGTCGAATCATTTCACGTAGTTCAGTATCCATACCACCTAGCTTAGTGTGCTTGATAGTGTCACTGTAACCGTGGAATGAAACTAGGATTGCATGTCTTTCAGTGAAATCTAGTAAGTTCGGTTCGTCAAAATGTGTAGAAGTAATGTGCAAGTCAGTGTTATTGCTGGACATAAAGCCCTCAAAACAATAAGCACTATCGTTAGCACCAGCAGCGAACATTGTTAGTTCTGAACTTCCAGCTTCGATACCGCCACCATGAATAGCAAAATACAATACCGGACTGTTTCTAACACTCATGAAGATATGGTAGTCAACCCCGTATGTTCTCGCTGCTTTCAGTGCAGCAAAGTTTGCATATAAATCAGCCATTAACTACCAACCTCCTTGAATGCACCCACAGTACCACTAACAATGTAAGAACCCGTATAGGAGAATCTTACAAAGTCAGTGTGTAACTGGTAGGTGTAATAAAATGGTTCATCATTAGAGTAAGTTTGGAATGTTGCATCATCTACCCACACTAGCCCATCTGTTGACGTTTGAATCGTTACCGTCTTCTCTATCTCACTACTTACAAATCCTGTGATATAATCAAAGTCTGTAAAGTCGTAAGTAGGGGAATATCTAGTAGAACCGTCTACGTCAAATAGAAGGTTAATGTACTCCCCAGTATTAGGGCGTAATAGTTTCTGCTAATTCGCCACTGCCTTCTAGTGAGATACTGAAAGTAACTGCATCATCTTGGGCAAACTCGATAGGGAAATCAGTAATATAAGCTTCGCCTTCCCATGAGATATGACCTGAACCAGTTCCAGTTGCGATTGCAACTTCAACAGGTGTGCCATTTTTGAAAGCAGCAGATAAAGCTAAATATCCAGCGTCCGATAAAACCATGAATGCATCACAGTCAACGCCCCATTCTTTCGCCCCTGCAATTTTAGTCACCCAGTTATTCGATTGCTTGTCTGTAGTTTCAATCATTGAAGCACTACGGTTTAATGTAGCCCCACTTTGTCCACCTACTACAGCGTCTTCTACTTTTACTAATACGTTAATACCAGCGATTTTTTCACCAGCCATTTATTAAACCCCCTTGTTTGTAATTAAAGTGAAATTTGAACTGTACAGATAACGGCTTGAACCGTCACGCCCTGCATATAAAGGCATTGGTGACGTTGTTTCTACAAGAACTACCTGTACATCACCTAGAATGAAATTTGTTTTTTTATCTAAGAAATCAGTAATGTCATTGTGAATTGCTTCAGCACTTGCAGGATGTGAAGCACGAATACGGATGTCTAGCTGTAAATTAGCTACACCAGCACTTGCCCTACCTTGACCGTAAACCTCAATACAAGCAGCATCGTCAGGTGAATCGATAGGAAATTCTAAAGGATAAAAAGTAACTTTAGGTAAGTTAGTGCGAAGTAACTTAACTACGTCTAACACAGATGCCATGTCATCACCCTCCTAAGTCTCGTTTTAAGTTACGGGCAATTAAGCCCCTGTAAGTTGAAGCTTCGCCCCTGAAAGGACGCACTAAATATTTACGGCCTACTTTGTAAGACTTACCACTTAAGCCCTTACCACCGGCTTTAGCACGGGACTTGTCGCCTAAGTTGTACGTCTGTTCGTGAGTCCATATTGCATAGTTAAAGTCCTCTTTGCCTTCCGTGTTCCACACTTCAAAACCTACTGAACCTTGAACACCAATGCCTGTCTTGTGAACTTCATTAGTGCCGGACATTTCCAAATCCCCTTCATCAAGTGGTGCAGTTTCTGAAGCGACTCTATTTAAGTCTTTCATACAGTCTTGCATTGACTTGAAAGTGGACTGTTCAGTGGCTTTAATAATGCGTTGCGTGTTAGCTTTAAGGCCTTTAATGTCAACCTTGATTTTCATAGCATCACCTTTGTATACTCCACCTTGCCGGATAAGTCAGTGATAGAAGTGATAATGGTAGGGTTCTTTTGAATAACTCCCTCTGTTCCACTGTTGTATTCAATGAAATCAGTGTATTTAATAGGGACGTTTCCTAAGAAATAGACAGTTGCTTTGTAGACAACTTCCTTATCTCCATACCGTACTATGTCAGCATTTGAGTTGAAATCCAGCCTTACTCTATAGCGTTTGACCTTAGTACTTTTTACAGGTATCCCCCAATCATCTTTCTGACCAGTTCCGAAAACAACGTTCACGAATTGGTTACGTGGAATCATTTGAGACATTAGTAATCACCTAGCTTTGTACTAGTGTAAGCACGGTACGTATCTTCACGGTTCACTACAGAACGGCCAACACGTCTACGTGGGTAACGGAACAAGATAGTTTTCGCTATGGAACGGTCGTTATACGATTTATCGAAACTTACATACAAGCCACTGGCCATAAAGTAACTTACACCCATTTCCGCACGTCTATGTGAATCATCAAATTCAAGAATGTGTATGCATTGTTCAGCGATAACGTCAATAGGAACAGGTTTCTTGTCACTAAAGTGGTGGGGCAATTCTCTGAAAAGAATAGCTTCAGCATTGTTAACGACTACCTGTTTTTTCTCCATGTAGACTTCATCCCATTTTTCCGTATATAAAATATTGTCACGGATATAATCCTCTACAAGTGAAACGTCAATCATGGTTATTCACCAGCCTTTGCAGCTTTTTTACGTGGCTTTCTTTTAGGCTTTTCAGGTGCAGCTTCTTCAGCTTTAACCTCTTCCACTTCAGGAAGAATAACAGCGAATCCGAATTGTTCTGCAATCTCTTTCGCCTTCTCTACGTGTTCAGTGTGTGCCACTCCATTGTGAAAACGGATGTCACCTACTAAGCCGTTATATTGCTTGTTTGGTACGTGTATTTCAACTTTGTTCATGTAAAGCACCTCCTAGTAAGTTAAACTCACTTATTACAAAAGAAAAAACACCCTTAAAAAGAGTGTTATAATTAGTTCATTAAATAAGCGTATAGTGTTGTTAATTCGTTACCACTTACAATCTGAGTACTAGCAGCAGCACTTGTATAACAGTAGAGTGTCAATTTCTGACCAGCAGTTAAAGAAGCTATTGTGCCACCAGTAACGATAATCTGTCCATTCGTTCCTGTACCTCTACTATGTGAAGTATCGGCTATCCATCCACGGGAAACACCATTGACATAGTAAGCTAATACGAAACGCTGTGCATCCACGGCATTACTGAAAGATACTGAACCACCTAGTTGATAAACCCCTGTAGTGGGTACTGTATATTCACTAAGTGTAGTATCAAATCCATTACCTACGTTAACAGATATTGTCTGTAAGTTAACTTTAGTCCAAGCACCTGAAGTGAAAGACTGTGCAGTAGTTTGATACGCTTTGATTTTAGACGTAGCAACAGAACCACCGCCCCCACCAGTAGCTTCTAAAGCACCCGTAGTTGCGTTAAATTGAAGACCAGTACCTACCTTAACCCTAACAGCGTTAATCGCAGCAGCGTCAAATTCTAGGCCTTGTCCTAAACGTACTAAAGCATAACCGCCTGTCATCATAAGACCGTTACCTACTTTGATTCCACCAGTATCTACACCAGTAGCTAAAGGAAGGTCAGCACGGTTTAATTGGCCAGTTGCAGGGTCTTTAGTTAACTTAGTGGCTAAAGCTGTATCAATCGTATCCATGTTGTCGCCTACGAATACTTTTAAATCAGCATTATCCGTGTTTTCCGGTTTCTTCAATGAATGGTTAGGTGTTAAAATTGTCATGAAACAATCTCCTTTCTATTGTTGATTATAGCTAGACCACACACCGTCAGTGTTTTTACCGTAAATGTTTACACGGTTATCACCTTCAGCATATAGTTCAGTCCAGTCTATTTCAGCAACTATTTCATATCCAGCAGCAATAACAGAAACTTGTTGCACGGTACTTGAAGATAAATCAAGCACTGTCATGGTAGACAAGTCAGCAACAGATTTACCACCACCACTATGTGCTACTACTCCTGAGTCATAAGAAACACCGTTTACATTAACTGTGAACGCTGTAGTATCTATGTCAAAAGTGAAAGTAATGTCAGCCGTATTCATTCCTGCTTCGTCACTTATCTTTGTGTGAGATACACTAACAATAGTTACTTTAGGTTCAGGCAATGTAACTGCATTTACAGTACGGGAAACATTTGCACTGTTCAGCGAATCATCGTCAAATAAGTCCCTTGCCTTTACACCGAAAGTATGTGAAACACCTTTTGTTACATTGGTGAAGGTATAAGAGGTATTGCTTGCCCCTGTTATATAGTTGTGCCACGCCCCGTCTAAGTACAGGTCATAACCTTGAATATCTATCTCAGTATTTGCATTCCATGTGATAGTAACGTTAGTTCCATCATCATTAGCAGCCACACCCGTAACGTCTTTAGGAGGTTGTATATAGTCCTCATGTTCTATAAAGTTTTGGTCAACGCTTCCAGTGATGCCTACTTGTGTGCCTGACTCTGAATACTGGAATAAGTACCATTTAGTCCAGCCCCCACTTGAAGGCATTACGTCACCTTTATAACGGTCATAGTTGTCATAACCTTGAATCCATAAAGGCATGTCTTGAATAATGTTTCCACTTGTACCGGCCACAGGTTGTCCCGTTGTATCATCATGGTTAAAGTTGTTACGTTGGTCACGAACAAAGTAATCACCAGTATATAACCCTAAAGTTCTTCCTGTTTGCTGTTCAAAGTAGTTTCTAAATTCGTTAACCCACTGTAGCATATTCTCTACAGATAAATCGAAAATAGTTTGTCCAGCAGCAGCACTAGCAGCATTATCCTCTACGTCAAGGATAGGTAATAAATCACCGTAGTTACCAGCACCATAACCGGCTTGTAACTTAGCTATAAATAGGTCAGCTTCAGTCCTAGCTTGCGATATATCGAAAGGTACTACAGGCATAGCGAAGAAGTACCCACCAGTTTTAATACCGGCAGCTTTTGCGTTAGCAGCATTAGTTTCGAATAACGTATCACCATTACCATTATTTGCTGTTCTACTTGAACCGTAAGCACGTAGGTAAGAATAGTTAATGCCACTGTTTTTAACAGCAGCCCAGTCGATAGTCCCTTGATATTCAGATACGTCAATTATCTTTTGATGAATAGCAGGGTCGCCCTGTTGCATG